TAATTTTAAAGTAGAGGATAGATTTAAAGATCATCCATTGTTAGAAAAATATAATTTACAAGTTATATTTAGTGGATGGTTCACTAAGGAAGACGCTAATGAAATTGAAAATGAATTTCTACAAAGATATCCTAAGATAAAATATGATTTTGAAGTAGACGGGATTGAAACAATAGATGGTCATAGCGAGATGAGATATATTGATGAGGCAATTGTTAATAAAATAAGAAAAGAATTATATGACCTAAGAGGAGATAATACATTTAATTCAATTAAAGAACGAAAACAATTTGCAGTTAAACTGTATTTTGTACAATTTATTAGAAAATGAAAACAATAGTAATCGGAGACGTTCATGGACGTTCATTATGGAAATTAATAGTTAATCAAGAACAAGACGCTGATAGGATTGTTTTTATAGGTGATTACTTTGACTCGTTTGATATTAAAGGAGATGATCAAATAAACAATTTTCTTGATATAATTGAGTATAAAAAATCAAATAATAAAGAAATTATTATGCTAATTGGTAACCATGATTTTCACTATTTCCCAGAAGTAGGAGACACTGGAACATCAGGTTATCAAACAAGACTAGCACCTAGTATTCAACATGTTATTGATTCTAATAGAAAACATTTACAAATGGCTTATCAAATGGATGAGTTCTTGTTTAGTCACGCGGGTATTAGTAGTAAGTTTTTAGACAGTGTGTTTGGTAATGGTGGATGGAAATTAGAAACAATGGTTGAACAGGTTAATGAACTGTTTAAATATAAACCACTAACATTTAATTTTGGAGAAGCAGTTAGTATAAAGAAAATGAGCTATCTTGATCCATATGGTGATAATGAAGAACAATCTCCAATCTGGATTAGACCTCGTTCATTAATGGCTGCTAATAGAAATACATTACGTACACAAGTTATTCAAGTAGTAGGCCACACTCAAGTTAAAAAACTTGATCTAGTTGGTTCTGAAAAAACAGCTGGTGGTAGGTATTATTTAATTGATTGTCAAGGAACAACTGGTGAGTATTTAATTATTGAAGATGGAAATTTAAGTGTTGGTCAAACAAGATAATTATGACAGGTAAAAAAGAACCAAAACGTAAATGGTTTATAGTTATGAACTCACAACTAGAATATTTTTCTGGTTTATTGTATGGTGGTCAATTGGTTTGGTGTGGTGATTATAATGAAGCAAAACCTTTGGATGACGAAGCTAAATTTCGTACCTTACAGAGAATGTGTTATGGTGAAGAATTAATAATGGATTATATATGAATAAACATACATTATGGGTTGAAAAATATAGACCCGATACTATTGAAGGTTATTTAGGCAATGAGGCATTCATTGATGGATTGAAGGAATGGATTGATAAAAACAATTTTCCAAATCTATTACTATTTGGTTCTCCAGGTACCGGTAAAACTACAGCTGCTAAGTTAGTAGTTAAAAATATTAATTGTGATTTTCTATACTTAAACTGTAGTGATGAGAATGGTATTGATGTAATTAGAGATAAAGTAAAACAATTTGCTTCAGGTGCTACATTTAAACCACTTAAAGTTGTTATATTAGATGAAGCTGATTTCTTAACTATAAATGCTCAAGCAGCACTTAGAAACATTATTGAGTCATTTAGTTTAACTACTAGGTTTATTTTCACTTGTAATTATGTTGAACGTATTATAGATGCTTTACAATCACGATTAACTTGTTTTCATTTAGCGTCTGCTGATATTAAAGATGTAGCTAAACATTTAGTTAAAATACTTGATACTGAAAGTATAGAGTATGATAAGAAAGATATAGTTAACATTGTTAAAAAAACTTATCCTGATTTAAGACGAGCAATTAATATATTACAAAGTAATTCAGTTAAAGGTAAATTAACACTCACTGAAGTAATAGATAGTAATTATATTGAACAAATTATTGATGAAGTTAAATCTAAAAAGAAAACAGCATTCAATAATATTAGACAAATTATAGCGGATAATAATATTAATGACTTTACTGGATTATATAAATCATTACATGATCATTATTCATCTCCAGAGTCAACAATAGTAATAGAAGAATATTTATTTCATAATACAACTATAGCAGATAAGGAAATTTGTTTTATGGGATGTATAGCTAAACTTTTAAATATATAATATGCAACAAGAACAACCAAGGTTAAATATTGATTTAACTAAAACAGCTGAAGTCGTTTGTGACAAATGTAGTGGCAAAGTATTTCAAGAAGGATTAATGCTTAGAAAAGCATCTAAATTCTTAACTGGTACTATGCAAGACGCTTTAATTCCATTACCTGTATTTAGTTGTGCAGCGTGTGGTCACGTTAATGAAGATTTTTTACCTGAACCATTGAAAAATAAAGACGTTGAATCTATTTGATTGGTTAAATGAGATAACATATCATAAACGTCCGTGGACTACATTTACGGATGAAGATAAGACTGAATTTAATACTTATATGATTAATCGTTTTATAAGTATGAATTCAAATTATATTGATATTGTTAATCTAATTCAGCGTTATCCAGATTGCCCTAAAAGAAAGGTATATCAATTATATTGTGAATTATTACCTAAACAAAAAGCATTCTTTAAATATATTAAAGCAAGTGCTAAGGATAATCCAGAAACAATTAAAGCAATAGCTGAGTATTATCAATGTAGTACTCGTGAGGCTAAGGATTATGTTAGTATTATAGATACTGACAACATTAAAAAAGAACTTAATCTGGGACAGCCAGGTACAAATAAAAAAAGGAGAAATAAAAAATGATTACATTTACATTTGGTGTTTCAGCTGCTATAGTGGTTGGGATGCTTGTTTGGTTCACAATTGATACTATTAAATCATTAAAACGAATCAAGCAATTAGAAAAACAAAATGAACAAATATGGTTAGAAATTCAACATCGTTGTGATTCAATTGAACGTAGATTAGATGAGGCTATTCAAATTGTTTCACGTAGAACTGATGATAGTTACAGTTATACTGATTCGCGACTTGATAAATTAGCCAATCATATTGACCGTAACTATGTTTCAAAAGTAGATAAAGCAAGTAATACAATTAGTTATAATAATTAATAATTAACTCACTTGGCTGTCCTAATTAAGTTATTTAAATTTATTATTATAATATGGGAAACTTAAGACAATCCATGACTGATGAGGAATGGAACGAATTAGAAAATAAAAGTAATATGGGTTATATATCAGACTCAAAATCATATCGCGAGTATATGATGATAATGGAACGCGAACAAGAAATATTAAGAGAGAAAAATCGTATGCAACACACTAAAGACAATATCACTAATCAAGTGATTGAAGATTTAAAAGCTAGAGCTGAGCGTGGTTATAAAAAATATAACACAACATTAGGTGAGAATAATAAGGATAATTATATGAATCACTTGTATGAAGAATTATTAGACGCTGCTCAATATATTAAAAAAGAACAATCAATTATTCCTGATATCCAAAAATTAATCAATGAATATCCTAATAACATGGAATTAGGAGCTAAGATAAGAGAAATATATGGCAAAAAATAAGCTGACTGAAATTGAACTTAAAATAAAAA